AGGTCGTCGCCAAATCGTGTACGATATTGGTGGAGTATCTCAGTTAGATTATTTAGATTTGTATAAAAAATTCACCTACAAAGCTCAAGAGTCCTATCGACTGGACTACATAGCGCAGGTGGAATTGGGGTCACAAAAACTAGATCACTCTGAGTTTGAAACATTCAAGGACTTCTACACAAAAGGGTGGCAGAAGTTTGTCGAATACAATATAATTGACGTGAAACTTGTTGACCGTTTGGAAGACAAGATGAAACTGATTGAACTCTGTTTGACCATGGCATATGATGCCAAAGTTAATTACACAGACGTTTTCTATCAGGTTCGCACTTGGGATGCAATTATTTACAATTATCTTAAGAAAAAGAACATTGTAATTCCGCCAAAGTTGCGTCAATCTAAGAGCGAGAAATACGCTGGGGCTTATGTCAAGGAACCGATTCCTGGGGTATATGATTGGGTGGTCAGTTTTGACCTTAATTCCCTGTATCCTCATCTTATCATGCAATATAACATCTCGCCAGAGACCCTCCTTGACGAAAGGCATCCCACTGCATCTGTTGAAAGGATCCTGAATCAGGAAATTACCTTTGAAATGTATAATGACTACGCTGTTTGTGCTAACGGTGCTATGTACCGAAAGGATAAGCGTGGATTTCTCCCCGAATTGATGGAGAGCATGTATCAAGATCGAGTGATCTATAAGAAAAAGATGCTCGCTGCAAAACAAGAATATGAAAAGACCAAGAATCCAGAACTCACGAAAGAGATCGCCAGATGTAACAACATTCAGATGGCTAAAAAGATCTCTCTCAACAGTGCTTATGGTGCCATTGGTAATGAATATTTTCGCTACTACAAACTAGCAAACGCAGAAGCAATTACGCTCTCAGGACAAGTCTCAATCCGTTGGATTGAAGGCAAAATGAATGCCCATCTCAACAAAATTCTGAAGACAAAAGATGTTGACTACGTTATTGCCTCAGATACTGACAGTATCTATCTTAATCTGGGTCCTCTTGTTAACACTGTATACAAAGGACGAGAGAAGGACAATGCGGCTGTTGTTGCGTTCCTCGATAAGGTGTGTTCTATGGAACTTGAACCTTTTATCGAAACTTCTTACCAGACCCTTGCATCGTATGTCAACGCATATGACCAAAAGATGCAAATGAAACGTGAGAATATCGCTAACAAAGGCATTTGGACTGCCAAGAAGCGATATATTCTTAACGTTTGGAACAGTGAAGGTGTGCAGTATGCAGAGCCCAAACTGAAGATCATGGGTATTGAGGCAATCAAATCATCTACTCCTGCTCCGTGCAGAAAGATGTTGAAGGATGCACTCAAAATCATGATGAATGGGACTGAAGAAGAGGTTCAAAACTTTATTCTAGAGTCAACTAAAAAATTCAAACAGTGCTCTCCTGAGGAAGTATCTTTTCCCAGGTCTGTAAGTGATATAACTAAGTATAAATCATCCTCTGACATTTATACGAAAGGTACGCCAATCCACTGCAGAGGAGCACTCTTGTTCAATCACTATATTAGGGATAAGAAACTAACTAACAAGTATTCTCTTATCCAAGATGGTGAAAAAATCAAGTTTTGTTATTTGAAAATACCCAATCCAATCCATGAAAATGTAATTTCATTTATCCAAGATTTTCCAAAAGAGTTAGGTTTGAATCAGTACGTTGATTACGACCTACAATTTGAAAAATCTTTTATTGAGCCTCTGAGAGTTATCATGGATAGTATTGGTTGGAGTGTAGAAAAGAAAAACACTTTGGAGGACTTCTTCTCATGACCAATCTACCATTCTCGCCAGACAATTTACCTCCAGAACAACGAGAAAAATGGAACAGAGGATTGGATTTGTTTATTGAATCTGTATTGAAACCAGATTATGATCTAAGGACGGATGCTCATAACCAAGAATGTTTGGATGAGTTGATGAAAATCCGAGAAATTGTGCTAGAATACCTTAAGGAGTTTAGATTGTTATGAGTTTTATTGCTGACCTGGCTAAGGAGATTAAAAGTGACTTCACTAAAATCGCTTCTGAAATCGATGATCGTGAAGATTATATTGATACTGGTTGCTTCATCCTCAATGCTCTCCTTTGCGGTAGCATATACGGTGGTGCATCATCTAATAAAATCACCGCCATCGCTGGTGAGTCCAGCACAGGAAAAACCTTCTTCTCCCTTGCAGTAGTTCAGAATTTTCTGAACGAAAATCCAGAGGGAGGAGTTATTTACTTTGATACTGAGTCTGCAATTACTAAGCATTTGCTGACAGAGAGGAACATTGACACCAGTCGTTGCATTGTTGCTAACGTAGTTACCGTTGAGGAGTTTAGATCTCAGGCTCTCAAGATTGTCGATAAATATCTGAAAACTCCAGCAGAAGATCGCAAACCTCTGATGTTTGTGTTAGACTCTCTGGGTATGCTTTCTACTGAGAAAGAGATCACTGACGCTCTAAATGACAAACAAGTTCGGGACATGACCAAATCCCAACTGATTAAGGGCGCTTTTAGAATGCTGACTCTAAAACTGGGTCAAGCAAACATTCCAATGCTTGTTACCAACCATACCTATGATGTCATCGGAGCTTATGTACCAACTAAAGAAATGGGCGGAGGCAGTGGACTCAAGTACGCAGCGTCTACGATCATCTATCTCAGCAAAAAGAAAGAAAAGGATGGAACAGAAGTGGTCGGCAATCTTATCAAAGCTAAGACTGCTAAGTCGCGTCTGAGTAAGGAGAACAAAGATGTTACGGTACGTCTTTATTACGATGAGCGTGGTCTTGATCGTTATTACGGTCTTCTTGAACTCGGTGAAATCGGCGGTCTCTGGAAGAATGTCGCAGGACGCTATGAAATTGACGGCAAGAAACTATACGCAAAGGCAATTCTAGCCGATCCTGAAACTTATTTCACTGACGATATTATGGAGAAACTTGATGAAATTGCGAGACGAGAGTTTACTTACGGATCATCTTCATAAGTTTATTGTAACCTACGATGATGCTTTAGAATCTGGTGTATGTGATCAACTTGTCACTCTGTTTGATCAACAAACACCAGAGTTTATTAATAACCAACAGAAACCTCAATTTTCTCAGTGGAATTTTACCGCTGAGTTGCAGAAAGATGAGGGACTACATAGGCATCTTGTAAAGACAGCGATGAAATATCGCGATGAATACTATGAAGCAATGTGTTCTGACTGTTTTCCAGAGAAGCATCAGTGGGAACAGTTCAGAATTAAGAAATATAGGGCTGGAAGTGATGACCAGTTCAAGACTCATGTTGATGTTGGTGACTATGAATCGGCCCGTAGATACTTGGCAATGTTCTGGTATCTAAATGATGTTGAGGAAGGTGGAGAGACTGAATTTCTTCACAAAAAAATTGTACCAACAAAGGGAACTCTTGTGATGTTTCCACCATTCTGGTGTTTTCCACACAAGGCATTGCCTTGTATTAGTTCTGACAAGTACATTTTGACGACATACCTACATTATAAATGATTAGCATCGAGAATTCCATTCTTAAAAATCTCATCACCAATGAGGACTACACACGCAAGGTGTTACCCTTCATCAAGGATGACTATTTTGAAGACAGCAATCAAAAGGTTGTATTTCAGGAGTGTAGGGACTTCATCACTAAGTATGATTCTCGTATCTCTTATGAGGCTTTGTCAATTGAAGTGCAGAACCGCACTGATTTGACTGAGAGTGATTACACTGACATCTCTCAACTCATCGACAGACTTCGCTGCGATGATGAAGATCAGCAAATGAATTGGTTGCTTGATACAACTGAGAAGTGGTGTAGAGATCGTGCCATTTATTTGGCACTTATGGATTCAATTTACATCGCTGATGGTAAGGATTCCAAAAGAGACCGTGGAGCAATCCCAACGATTCTTCAGGAAGCCCTTGCAGTTTCTTTTGATAACCATATTGGCCATGATTATCTCCAAGACTATGAGGCACGTTACGAATCTTACCATCGGAAGGAAGATCGTATTCCATTTGATCTGGAACATTTCAACAAGATTACGAAAGGTGGTCTTCCTAATAAGACTCTTAACATCGCTCTTGCTGGGACAGGTGTTGGTAAGTCTCTTTTCATGTGTCATATGGCTAGCTCCATTCTCCTTAACGGACGTAATGTGCTTTACATTACAATGGAGATGGCAGAGGAAAAAATTGCTGAACGTATTGACGCGAACCTCTTGGATGTAAACATTCAGGATATTGTAGATATCCCTCAGAATATCTTTGAACGTAAGGTAAACAAACTTGTTTCAAAGACTCAGGGAAATCTTATAATTAAAGAGTATCCTACAGCATCTGCTCATGTTGGACACTTTAGGGCACTTCTTAACGAACTTGCACTTAAGAAGTCATTTCGTCCTGATATTATTTTCATTGATTACCTTAATATATGTGCTTCCAGTAGGTATAGCAAGATGGGCAATGTCAATTCATATTCTTATATTAAAGCTATTGCAGAGGAACTTCGAGGGTTGGCTGTTGAGGCAAACGTCCCTATCGTATCTGCCACGCAGACCACTCGCTCTGGTTATAGCAGCAGTGACGTTGACATTACTGACACTTCTGAATCCTTTGGCCTCCCTGCTACTGCTGATCTTATGTTTGCCCTTATTAGCACCGAGGAATTGGAGGGACTTGGACAAATTATGGTGAAGCAATTAAAAAATCGTTATAACGATCCTACAGTCTATAAGCGTTTTGTTGTTGGTATTGACAGAGCAAAGATGCGTCTTTATGACTGTGATCAGTCTGAAGGTGGTTCATTGATTGACGCTGGAGAAGAAATTACATCATCTCTTAATGAAGGAACCAAATCCAAATTTGCGGGACTGAAATTTAGTTGACAAACGTTTGGATGTCTGATAAGATACTATTGAACTAATTAATTTTCATGGCAGACTTTAACAAGTACACTGAATTTGTAGATCAAGTAACCAGTTCTCCTTCCAAAAAGTATTATGACTTTGGACAACGCCTTGCACAACTCAACGATCAAGGTGCTCCTATCGAACGTTTGCTGACTGCAGCTGTTGGTATCAGCGCAGAGGGTGG